CCTCAGACGGCCTCAGACGGCCTCAAAGGGCCTGGGGGGTATCCTAGGTAGGGTCAGGTGCTGCTAGGCCCTCAGAATCCAAATAACTGCAACGTAACAACTCGATAACAACCTCTGATCTGGGTTGCATAGACCGGGCAGAGGTGTTAAGCTTGAGCCATCAAGTCACAGATAGGACCAAACAGATGATCGCGTACAGGATCCAGGACAGGAAGCGCGGGGTTGAGTACCTACTCAACCCTGAGACCCAGTACAGCTGGCCCATGGACTATGACGAGTCGAAGATCAGGCATGGTGTGAGCGGCTGCGAGACCATCGAGGAGCTGGCTGCATACTGGGCCACACAAGCAGTAGACGTCACTGACCCAGTGCTTGTGCGTGTGGAGGGCCCTCAGTCAGAGGACACCCCCCTCGACGAGGAGTTCGGTGAGGTCCTGGTGCTGCCTGAGACCGCTGAGGTCATCGAGGACAGCCCTGTGTTTGAGCTGATCGGATACCTGGTTGATTGCCTCGACGAGGACTACACTCTGACGTATGATAAGCTTGTTGAAAAGGCTGAGGCATGGCTCGAGAATAATCGCTGAAACTACCCCTAAATGGGGTTGATATAGCCCTAATAATGTGCTAAGATAAGTCACACCCAAACAACCAGAAAGGCCCAAAAATGAATGTTTCATGGCAAGATATCCACACCACATTGTTTATGACCACACAATTCGAGCCTGATTTGGCCGGATTAACCGGCGCTCTAACGGCCGCGTTAAGGTCAGAGGACCCTGATGAGCTCAGGGACGCTCTGGAGTGGTGGGTAGCTATTGCTCACTCGCCGTGGACATTCGCTATTGGGGTGTCAGCTGAGGCAGGCCAGCTATGTAAGAAGCTTACTATTGGCAGTAAGGCGGCATGGGGAAGTGTATTGTCCCGTGTGCGCAGCTACGGTAAGGGCCTAGAGGGTATTGCTAAGGCTATGAGGTGTGAGCCCGCTCTGTTCGCTATTGCGTATCTCACTGCACGCATGCGTGATGACCTGATTGACCCGTCAGAGGTCGAGTTGATCCTGCATGAGTCAGGGTGGGTTAACTAAGGTTAACAGTTTCGGATCAGGGGTTGCATAGGCCCACAGAGTGTACTAAGCTGAATACATCGAAACAACGAGAAAGGTTCAAGACAATGCTTAAGTTCATCGCCTACATGGCCGGTATCATCGCTGCTATTGCTGCTGCTCTCGGGCTGGGGGTGTTGATCACCTGGATGATCTTCTACGGTCTGTGGTACGTGGCCCTCATCCTGATGGCTATCGTCGGTGTGTGGTTGGGGTTCAAATATGAGGCTAAGTATGGCAACAAGGACGAGTTCGGTGATTGGAGTGAATTCTGATGTATGAATTCGGGGATATTCAACGCATGGTACAGAACATCAAACCTGAGCGGGGCTGTATGTCATCTGTGGTCTTCTCAAACCCAGATGGTGTCTGGTGTGTGCCGGGTAAGTACTACCCTGAGCCATACGGAGCGTATATCCACCCCGTTATGCGTCTCCTTAATGAGATTGGGGGGTCACGCCCGGGCATTGCGTACGTAATTGACAACGTTTGCATCACTTGTGAAGCTATTCTGAAGACTTTCCCGCAGTTCGACAAGGTTATTGTCAGGAGCTATAATGATCAATGAGATTGAGCTAGCCTATGAGATTGCACAGCAATCCTCCCACCCTGAATGCAAGGTAGGTTGCCATTTCGTAAACACCTCTGGGGATTACCGGGTATCCACGCATAACGTAGAGCTAGGTGTTAAATTACACGACGTTGCACCTAACGGGCAGTGCCTCGAGTACATCCACGCGGAGGTGTGGGCTTCTCAACAGCTTATGGAGCTGCCCTACCGTCTTAGGGAGGGTCATATAGCTATGACCTATGAGCCTTGTGCACCTTGCGCTAGAGCGCTGCTTCTGGCGGGGTTCAGGGGGTCTTTGGAGTATGACAGACCATGGCTTGATCCAGCACTGAAAAAGCCTAATTGGCGAGACCACAAACAGGGTATAACCGTTCTGTCTAATGCTGGTGTTGAGGTCATTAGATCTCGTCCCGAGTACGGTGCAAGGCACTATAATGACCTTAATTTCGGTGACTGGTATCCACAATGCATGGAAGTGCTTAATTGGGGCGAAATCAGGTATAGGGACATTAATAAAAAGGCCTGTATGTTTATTCTTGAGGCCTTCCATAAATACCTCGGAATGGGCTATAATGTAAGTCCAGATGTCTCTTATGGGGTGACTAATTACACCCTGTCTAAGAATTTCAATAAGGCGGTTAAAGACTTTACCTATTGGGCTAACTATGGTAGCTCATGGGTTAAGGAACCGGGTTACGTAATTGTCAGGTGTATAGCGGAGGCTTATCGCCGTGCTGTGTGAATATGATCACTACATATACACCCTGTCTAGACAAGCTGCTGAGCTAGTCACAGAGGGTCAGGATCACCCCTACTGGTGCTATGGGTCATGGAGTGTGGTCTACACCCACGCACCTCTGTCCCAGACTCGTAGGGTGTCTGTGGACATGGCCCAGCGCGAGCTGCACTGGATGATCAGTGGGTCAGGGGCCACACAGCACGACAGGTGTGCTAGAATCACCCCCGACGTGGAGCGCATGTGGTCCCCGTGGGCCACAGACGCGCTTGGGCCTATGTATGGAGTCCAGTGGCGCTACGGGGGCCCTGACGGGGCCTATGACGCCGTACAGGACGTTGTGGATAGACTTGTAGCCAACCCCACAACCAAGAGGGCGGTGTGGACTGCCTGGCAGGGTTACGAGATAGGGTCTATGCGTATACCACCGTGCCCTGTGGTGTGGGCGTTCAATGTGGTTGGGGGAAGGGTCAACCTCGACATATTCGCCCGGTCTACAGATGTCGTGTGTGGCCTTCCCTATGACACCCTTGAGGGGTGGATGTTAATCCACCTCATGGCTAACACTCTCAGGACGCATGGGCATGCTGTGACCCCGGGTCATCTGAGGTTCACTACGGCTAATGCTCACGTGTATTGCCAGAATCTTGATGTTTGGCATAAGATGTTGATGCCTGCTAGGGTAGAGAAGGAGGTCGAGTTTATACCAACTAATCAAGGTGTGCTAGAATTCAAAGGTAAGGGGTTTAAGGCGGTCAATTATAAGGCGCCTATTTATTCAGCGAAAGTGGTGGTAGTTTAATGTTGAAGTTGTTCTTTGTTGGGGCCCAGTGGTGCTCGCAGTGCCCACAGGCTAAGGCCAATTTTGAAAGGGCTATGCAAAAGTTCCCTTACCTTGGTTGGGAGTATGTTGATGTTGAGGTCAATCCTGACCTAGGGCGTAAATTCAATATTATGTCCGTGCCCACGGTGATAGCCTTGCACGAGGGTGTGGAGGTTGCTAGGATGGGTACGGGGACCACACTCCAGTACCGTAGGATGATTGAAGGAGCAGTTAACTAATGTTTGAGCCAGTCACTAAGCCTCGAGACTATCAGCTGGCCGCGGTTAAGTGGCTGGCTAAAAAAGAGCACGGCATGCTCCTTATGGACACACGTACGGGTAAGACTAAGACAACCATCGACTGGCTGTCATGGCTTATGCACAATCGTGATGTTAGGTACATTGTTGTGGTCTGCCCTAAGATTGCTATTGACGTGTGGGTCAGGGAACTCCAGCAGCATTACTGGGGGCCTGAGGCGGACATTGTCTACGATGGGGCATATGAGGCCTCGGCACTGCCTAAGATAGTGCTCATCAACTATGACAAATTCTCCAGGGGGTACCCTAAGGGTCTGTTTAATGGTGCTGAATACCATGCCTCAGCTATCGTCCTGGATGAGTCACACCTTATCAAGACACCTGCCAGCAAGAGGTCTAGGCGTATTGTGGGTATGGCCAAATCGGCTAGGTACAGGGTATGTCTTACCGCAACACCTGTAGGCAAGCGGAATATGGTGGGTGAGATTTACCCCCAGCTAGTGTTCTCTGACCCATCTATTAGGGAAGAATTCCCCTCTGCTAAGTCGTTTAGGGAGTATTTTGGTGAATGGTCTAATTTTGGGGGGTTCCCTAAGTATTTAGGGCCTAGAAATACTGAGGAATACCAGGCACTTATTAAAGCACACTCCATAAGTATTAGCCGTGAGGACGCCATTGGCACTAAGGCTATTGATGAAGAGGTTGTGCCTGTATTCCTAGACGAGTCCCGTAAGGCCATCTACCAGGCTATGGTGAGGGATGAGTTAGACGTCCTGGAGTCTCAGGGCGAGACAGGAGCTGATAGCGTACTAGCACTGTTCTCTAAGTGCAGGCGTCTCGCTGAGGGACTCTCTACAGGTGAGGGCAGGCTAGTGTATAGTGGACATAAGCTTGTGGCCCTTGATGCCCTGAGGGAGGCCTACAGGGGCCGTATAGTAGTAGCTAGTGAACTACTGGACTCCCTCACAGCTATAGAGCGTCACTTAGACCGCACGTACAGGCTGGACGGTAAGGTAAATGGTAAGACTGCCGTGCTGGACGCCTGGAAGGCTTCAGATGACGGTGTGCTGGTAGTAAACCCACAGGTGGCTGCGACTGCTGTGGACATGCGCGAGGCCGAAGTGCTGGTGTGGTACGGGCTGCCTACCTCGGCGTTGACCTACCGTCAGATGTCTGATAGAGTAGCCTTAGCGGCTGATCCGAAGGTCATCGTGCTGGTGACTCAGGACACTGTAGAGGACTCCCTGTGGGCCTCCCTACAGGAGGCCACAGAGTTCCGCAAAGCTATAATGAACAACACTCGTGACTATCTTCTAGGAGAGACTTATGCTAGTGAATCCATCTGACCGCTTGGTGATCGCAGCCACACCCGGTGTGGACCCCACGATCTTCGCACGAGGGCTTGGGTACGCCCCCAGTGAGCTCGCTGTGGACCCACACAACAGTCACGGGGTCATGACCCGCTCGTGGGTGGATGGCGATATCCACGACTACACGGGAATTAGTTCGGGTATCCGGGAGGCAGCTAAGCCTAACGTGCCCCGAGCTAAGGGATTCAACTTGGCAGTCGTGGCCTTCAACCTCGATGACCTCTTCTCGGACTGGGGTAAGCAGCTCTGGGCCGGTGCAGACACTGGTTATTCATGGCCCGAGTTCCTAGTGCTGAGTATCGGATACCGGTCATGGGTGACTGATTGTAGTAGGACGGCCAGATGGAAATTGAATAAGTTCCGCACCGCCACGACTTTCACTATTGGCGAGGGTAAGATAGAGTATAAGGCGACCACAGACGTCCGTACCGCGCATAAGCTAGCTAAAGAACTCACCAAATGTTATTTCTAGACATAGAAACTACTGGGCTTAATCCACGTGCTAAGGACGCCTCCGTGCTTATGGTGGGTATCCTCGGGGATAAGCCTGAGGATGAGCCCCGGGTTTTCCACATGGCCTCCAAACACCCCGAGACATGGCAAGACAGGCTTAGGAGACTGTGTGGAAAACTACCCCCGGTGGTGGGCCACAACATTAAATTCGACATAGTGTACGCTAAGCGTTTCGGTGCTCGCATCGAGGCAGCAGGGGACACTATGCTGGGTGCCCATATGGTCGACGAGAACCGGTCTCTAGGGCTTAAGTCCTTGATGGCTGACTTTATGGGCGGTGACTGGTCTTATGCAGGTGTGTGGGATGATTCTGATCCGGAGGCTATGGCCGCATATCTGAAAAAGGACCTCCTGGCCACACGTGAGCTTTATCGAATTAACAAAGGTAAACTCACCCCTAACCAGAAAAAGCTCCTTCGTAAGGTTGTGGTCCCGGCTATCAGTATGCTAGCTGAGACTGAGGATTATGGCATACCTATTAGCCGGGATAAGCTCGAGATAGCTAGCCATAAATACACCTCTGAATTGGCTGAAATTGATGCCCAGTTGGACTCTGAAATACCCTCAGAAATACCCGAAGGTATGCAAGTTAAATGGGGTACTACTAACTTTCAGCGGTGGTTCCTGTACGATTATCTGGGTATCCCCAAAAAGGAGGTCGGAAAGCCTACTAAAGCATTCCCTAATGGTGCTCCAAGCTTGTCTAAAA